CAAAGGCTTTAATTAAAACGTCAACAGTAATTTCACCATCTTTTGACATTTTAAATAATTCTTTTCTTGACCGACCTGTAGCCTTTGCAATTGCATCAAGAATTTGTGGCATCAATTCAGCAACGGACCTAAATTCATCACCATCTAGTTTTCCTTTGTTAAACGCTTGGCTCAACTGCAACAATGCCGAAGCAGATTCATTAGCAGAAGCACCGTTAAGAGAAAGCATTTTTCCAATTGTTTCAGTAATTCTAAGACTGCCTTTTTGACCCATTCCAACTTTTGATAGAGCGTTGTCGTATCTTCGATAGGCAATTGTAAGATCAGCAATTGGGACTCTGGACCTTTGAGCAACTCCAAACAGTTCGTCTGTAACTTGTTTTAATTGAGCAGAACTATTAGTAGTCCCCCTTAGCTGGTTTTCAATTCGTTTAAATGAATCAATCCCTTTTAATGCACCACCAGCACCAACTAAAGCACCAAGAGAGACATAACTTCTCAAGCTACTTACCATTCCACCAATAGCACCTCGGTTACCCACTGCTGCTGCTTTCATTCGCCTAATGTTTGCAACTAGCCTGGTTACACTTATATTTGCTCTTTTAGTGGCAGTGTCAAACCGCTGAGTTGCAGCAGTATTTCTGTTATAAGCCCCAGTTAACTTTGCTTTTGCAATTGCCAAGTCAACGTCAGCTTTTTTTGCCAAGGTTTGTGTTTTGGTAAGTTTTGCTAGAGAGGTTTGTCTTTTTATTTCCTCTTTGCTTAATTTAGAAGTAAAAGTTGCAGTCACATTTGAACTTTGCGCCATACCAACCATTGCCGCGCGTAGCCTGTTTTGAGATGCTGCTGCACCAAGACCTTCTTTTTCTAACTTTGCTTCCTGGACTGTAAGCGTGTTTAAGTTTTTATTTAAACTAACAGTAGAACTGGCAGCAGTGTTTGTTGCAGTAGCAACTTGTTTTTGTGACTTTGTTACATTCTGAGCAGAGGTCGCGACCGAATTTGCACTTACTGCTAATGAGTTTTGTTTTATTTGCAAATCAATTGTTGACATCTTTACTTTTTCATTCGACATCTTTAAGTCGTTGTTTGAAATAGCAAGTCTGTTTATTGCAAGTTGAGATTTAATTTGCTTGGCAGTTAAATCGCTTGTTGATATAGCAGTGACATTAGTAACTTGATTTAAGTTTTTTAATGACATTGATTGCGAGGTAGTGGCCGCAGCTTTTGCCATTCCCTCCTTAGCCATTTTCTGTTCTTGAATGCGAAGTTTATTTAAACTTTGTTGATAATTGTTTGTAACAATTTTAGTTTGCATTTGAGATTGCTTTAATCTTTCGATTGCGATCTCTAATTTTTTTGCTTCTGTAGCAGTTCGTTTCATTTCCTGCTTAACAGTACTAAGACCCACTCCGCTAAGACCTGAGAAATCTAAACCTTGCCAGGCTTTTTTAAACGCCGCCAATGCTGGGGCCGCAACTTTTGCGCTTTCACCAATTGCCAACAACTTCGGAGCAATTTTATTTCCGATTCTGTCTTTAATTTGTATTGAAACTTCTGTGTTTGCCATTTATTTTCTCACCTAAAGTATTTCAACCTTGCTCCGGTTTCTTGCTTTGCTCGATATTCTCCGACTTTTTCAGCAATTGGTATAAGATTATCTTTAATGTTTAAATAATCTTCTACATAATCTAAGTTGTTAGAAACAAAAATCGGATCAAGTGGCTTTGCACTTTTTAAATTTGGAAGTTCTCGTCGAATGCCAAGTTGAGTTGATTGTGGTTTAGTTGAACCTTTTTCACCTGGAAAATACGCCTCTCTTTCTAAACTTTGATCATTTGGAGTTCTTATTTTCCAGTTTGAAATAGCTTTTGATGTATCCACAGTTGTTTTTTGCATCATTCTAAGAAAAATGTAACCGGCAACATCTTTCTTAATTTCATTCAAATCTTCTTCTATTGCTTTAGATGCAAAATTTGCTTGTGTACCAAATTTTTCCAACTGATCTAATCCGGTTATTTCAATCATGATTTCATTTTCTTTTTGTTTTCTGATGAAACATGTTCAAGAAAAATATTGTCCATCGCTCTTATAAAAAACAACAAATCATTTTCTTCTTCTTGGTCGAAATCGTAATAATTTGCAAAATTTAAAATTGCCATTGTGGGAATCGGACCCATTTCATGAAGTCGATCCGCTGTCAATTTAAAAAATATGTCAACATAAAAAACGAGTCCGTCATTTAATTCAGGACTCGCCACTGCTTTATTGTCGTCTAAACCTGCTCTCTTTAACTGTCGCTGGAGGGTGGAGGCATTTGAGCCTCCGAACTCCAACTGGTACTTGAGGAAGGCACAGAGTTTTTTGCTGCATCGTCCTCATCTTTTTCAGATGGCATTCCAAAGTTGTTTGGGTCACTTGCCTCTGTTGAAACAAACTCGTAAAGGTCTGGAAAACTTTCCATTAAAGCAAAAGCATTTTCTTCGTTAAATGGTATCAACGCACCTTCGTCGTTATAAGCATTTTTCCAATCAACCAAAATTATTTTGCAAAACGCTTTCATCGCAATTCTAGTTTGCACTTCGTAAGAAAGATCACCTGATTGCCTGCGATAAGGCTTGGTTAACTTTGTTACGCATTTTGCGTAGTCTGGATTTGAAGCAATTTTTAGGTAACGAACTTTTAACTGGAACGCTTCGTCCCCATCAAATTCGTCACAATTGATCCAAACTCCGTCATCAACTTTTGACTTATCCCGACCCCATTTTGAAGCAATACTTTTCTTAGACATAATTTCCTCTTTGGATGATTAAAAAAAACGGATGATTTAGCCTCGATGGTTAACTGTCCATCGAGACTGTTGGTAGGTAACTGAACCAGGTTGAAAGTAAAGTATAACCTGCTTCGTTTTCTGCTGCCATTGTTTCCAGTGGAAGCATAATCGCGGCATCTTTTTCGACTTCAAGTCGTCCACCACCAAGACTTAGCAATGGGATGTCAAAGACAAACCCTGCGTTGTCGAGAGCAGTAATGACATTAAAGCCAACATCTTTGTTTGCCCGAACTGCTTCAACAGCAGCAACCGTGGCAAAATAAACATTCAATGTACCAGAGACTTCAAAGTCTCCGACGTTCAAGTCCATCGAACCTAATGTTCCGATAGCTTTAAGGCCATCGACGTTGTTGTTGATGGTTAACTCACCATCCATAACAAACGCAAAGAGCGAGTCAGGGGTGATTGCATCATCATCGTGGACATAGAGTCGAGTTTGATAGATGTGGCTCGTGGTGTTGAATGCACTTTCCACAGGCATCGTAACTCTTGTACCTGGCTTTAGACCTGTCGATCCATTCCGAGTTTCAGTGTCAAGTGCTTGAAAACTGACATCAGCATTCAATTTCTCAACACTTGGAATGTTTAACTTAAACTCATTGGCAACTGCACCAATAAGGTATTGTGACTGAGTTCCAAAAGCATCCTGACCAAGTTGCCGTTCAAGCTGGTAGCTTTGGCATTTAATCAGTGTTGGGTCTTTTTCGTTCCGAATGACTGAACCAAGATAAACCTGCAACTGCCTACCAGTCCCAGTGTCAATTTGTGGAGTTGCCCAAGAACATTGCTCAAGACTTAAAGTTGAACCGTCTGCTGCAACGGCAGCAACTCTTGCAAATCCTGGAGCGTTGCTAACAAGACGGTTAATGATTGCATCGCCACCAACGTGAATCCATTCACCAACTTGCACTCCAAGCTCAAGAAACTTATTTGCAGCACTTGCCATGATAAATTTATTGCCAGTCACAGTAACGCTTACATCAGACCCTGCGAACTCGTAGCCCACAATCTCTAACTTTGCTCCGGCAGGTGCAGTTTCAGTTGTGAAAGTTGCAGCAGAACAAACAAGACTTCCTGAAGATTTGCTTGTCACTTCAAAAACGCCGTTGTTAGCAGCATTTGCAAAACCCGAAAGTTTTACAAGACTTCCAACGTAAAATTCTGCTTCATCGCCAGCACCAATCGTAATGGTAGTGCTTGCAACGCTTGTCAAAGTAACCGAATCTGCTGCTGACTTGATCGAACTGCTTGTAGCTCGCTCATGTGCTTTGGCAAAAAAGAAACCTTGCATTAGCCGCTGAAGGTTTGTTTGAGTAATGTCAGTGTTGAAACCACCATCGGCAGTAACATCAGTAACAACACCTTTCTTTTGCTGTCGAGAAGCATTGATTGGTGAACGAGCAACCGTCTCAATTTCTGATCCCAAAGAATCATAACTGTTTGGCTCAAGCTCGTACCATTTTGCAACTCCTGTACCAAGAGTTGTTACTGTCAGAACTCTGGATGCAGCAGTGTTGAAATTTGAATCAATGTCAAATTGAACTGTAAATGTGTCACCATCTGCAACAGACGGGATGTAAGCAACCGCAATCAGATCGGTTGTCCCAGTTTCTCCAGCACCTGCCCATTGAGCAATGTCAGTACCCGTAGGATCAGAACCGACAAATGTTCCTGGCGAGTTAATTGAAACAAGTTCGCCAACCACTCCGGTTACACTTCCAGCTTGTGTGATTCTTGCAACTGCTGCTGTTTCGCCAGCATCAATTGTTCCAGTGATTGTAATTCGACGAGTAACGTCATCCCAAGCAATTGAAATTGCACTGAACTCACCGCTGGTAGTGGTTGTGCCTCCAGGTGCGTCATCGACACCGACAGTGCCGTCAGGCAGAATTTTCAAAGCGACTTCTTCGGCATAAGCCAAACCTGTCACGTTGCTACTTAAACTGTTTTCACCGCAACCCATATCTTCACCTCTTTTAGATTAATTCATCGTATTGATAGTCCACAAAAACGTCCGTCCTAAAAAACTTATCCGTTGGTGACATGT